ACTACACAAATGTTAGGTAGATTTCAACCATTTCATGATGGTCACTTTGCACTGTTTAAAAGATGTTATGATAAAACAGGACAAGTAGTGATTATGATTCGTGCAATGGAAAATACATCAAAGAACCCATTTGACTTCAAGACAGTAAAACAAAATATTAAAATGTATTTACTAGGAGAGGGATACGAAGAAAATGTGGATTACATTATACAGAAAGTTCCTAATGTTGTCAACATAACTTATGGTAGAAATGTAGGATATAAAATAGAAGAAGAATCTTTTGACAAGGAGACTGAATCAATTTCTGCAACAGAAATTAGGAGACAACTTGGATTCTAAGTGTCCTATAAAGGAAATGGAAATAAAGTTTCAGTGTGTTATGGATACTGAAAATAGTTTATTTGAACCAGTTCCAGCAAAAAAAGTAAAACCAGAATGGTATAAAAATTTACCAGTTTATGTAGATAATTTTGGTGTAGAAAATGAAACAATAAAAAAATGTCCAGCAATGCAAGATTGGTTGTCTATGGGATATCTTATTAGAAATAGACATACAATATTTGTATGGACAGGATATCAAGATAGTGGTGAACCAGCAAGTATATCTGTACCATTACGAGACAGTATAACAGAAGAACAAATTAAAAAGTTAAAGACATTAGATTCTCCACAAAAAATTGATAAGTATCTTAAATCTCAAGACCTCACAATAAACGAACTTTTAGGACTTAATAAAGGTGCTCCGATAGGTGGTCATCCAGCAGTACAAACTCAAGGGAGTAGTTGGGATAATAGAATGTCTTTTAAATTTAAAATGGATTTTCTTATAAAAACACCTAAAGGAACTTCTTGTTATTATCTAGACCCATTTTTATTTGACAATCCATTTTTCAGAACATGGCAAGGTATAATAGATACAGATGAATTTAATCAACTAACCACTAATAATATGTTAATTTTTTATCCAAAAGTAGACGAATCTTTCTTTATTAAAAAAGGTACACCTTTAGTTCAAATTGTACCTTTTGTCAGAAACCCATGGAAAATGAATATAGAATATTTATCACATGAAGAGATTGCAAAAGCATGGGCAGATGATGAAGATACTATGATGGATTTAAATAATAGAGATGCATATGATAAAAGAAAAGTAAAACCTATGTACAGACAAAGATGGTCTGGAAGAAAGGAGTATTCGTAATGTTAATACCAATGTTTTCATGGAATGTATTTAAAGTAAATTTAATAGATGCTGGTTTGATATCACATGAACAACTTAGAGCAATGCAGAAAGAATGTTATACCATGAGGAAAAATGACCCAATAGGTAGAGCTCGTTCTAACAATGGTAGTGGTTGGCAATCTAATGATGGTGTAAATGATAGACCTATATTTCAATCATTACTTAATGGTGTAGAAAGAGTTTTTCATAATGAAGTATTTCCTTTTTATACTGGAGAAAAAAGTAAAGAGTTTGATGTTCATCATGGTAATTATTGGGTAAATATAAACTACCAACATTCATATAATAATGTGCATACACATCCAGGCTGTTGGTATAGTGGAGTATTTTATCTTTTAGTTCCAGAAGAAACTAGAGGTTCTGGTGTACTACAATTTTTAAGTGGTAGTTCTAAACACATGTCAGATTTTACACATGCATCTAGAAGAGACTCAGATAATTTTGTTGTAGACCCTAGAGAAGGTGATGTATTGTTATTTCCTTCTTCTATGTTGCACTATGTAGAACCTAATGAAGTAGATTTTGATAGAATATCAATTGCATTTAACAATGACTTTATTCATAAAGGTGGGCCAAGAAATAGTTGTGATACAATGCCACCACCAAGTTTCAATGATGTATTAGAATTAAAAGTACTTCCAGATGGAAACCTTGAATTTCCTAAATAGATATATGGATATGGAAATGGGACACTTACTTTGGAATCTAGTTCTTACAGGAATCATTGGGCCTTTTGTATGGTTTATTATAAACTTAAACAACGAAACTAAAAGGTTAGAAATATTACTTAACAGGACTAGGGAAGAGGTTGCAAGAGATTATATTCAAAAAGATGACCTTGAGAGAGCAATGAAACCTCTAATTGAATCAATAGAAAAAATCGATGGAAAATTGGACGATTTTTTACTTTCAAATCAAAAATAACCTAAATACTGTTAAAGAGATTAATTTCTAACAGGATTATGTTATGGCAGCTCCAAACAGCAAAGCAACACTAAAAGAATATGCATTAAGACAACTGGGTAAACCAGTGTTAGATATCAATGTAGACGATGACCAGATTGATGACATCATAGATGATGCATTACAATATTTTGCAGAATACCACTATGATGGTACTATTCGTACATATTTAAAACATCAAATCAACGATAACGACCTTGCAAATCAAAAAGCAAATGCAAATATAGCACAGTCAAGTACTGGTTCACATATATCAAGTAATATGACATTTAAAGAAGGACAAGGATATATTGTTCTTCCAGAATCAGTATACTCAGTATTAAGAGTATTTCCATTTGTAGATAAATCTGGTTTAAATATGTTTGATTTAAGATATCAGTTAAGGTTAAATGACCTATACGATATATCTTCTACATCTATCATACAATATGAAATGGTGCAAAACCACATTCAATTGTTGGATGAATTGTTAATAGGACAAGTTCCAATACGATTCAATAAGGCACAAAATAGATTATATCTAGATATGGATTGGACAAATGCAGTCACAGCTGGTGAATTTATTGTTATTGATTGTTATAGAAAGATAGACCCAAATCAATTTACAGATGTGTATAATGATGTTTGGTTGAAAAAATATGTCACTGCACTTATAAAAAGACAGTGGGGTACAAATCTATCTAAGTTTGAAGGTATTCAGTTGCCAGGCGGAGTCACCTTACAAGGAAGACAAATCCTAGAAGATGCAAATACAGAAATTGAAAAGTTAGAGGAACAAAGTAATTTATTACAGACTGAATCTGCTATAATGATGGGGTAATCGATGCCTACTAATGTTTATTTTAATCATGCAGTAAAATCTGAACAAGACTTACACGAAGATTTAGTAGTAGAGTCTCTAAGATTTTATGGTCACGAATGTTTTTATCTACCAAGAACTATTGTAGATGAAGATGAAATATTTGGAGAAGATACATCTTCAAAATTTGGTGATGCATATGCAGTTGAAATGTATATTGAAAACACCGAAGGATTTGAGGGTGAGGGTGACTTGTTATCTAAATTTGGTGTAGAGGTTAGAGACCAAGCAACATTTATATTATCAAGGAGAACATGGTCAAGGTTTATATCACTAGATGGTAATCTTGCAGTATCAACAAGACCACAAGAAGGTGATTTAATTTATTTCCCTCTTGGAAACCAAGTATTTGAAATAAGATTTGTAGAACATGAAAACCCATTCTACCAGTTGGGTAAACTTAATGTGTTCAAACTACAATGTGAAACATTTGAATACTCACATGAAGAAATCGATGTTGGTATTGCAGAACTTGACAATGTTGAAGACCAATTCTCATATCAAGTATCCATGGTACTTGGGCCTGGTTCTGGTGACTTCCAAGTTGGTGAGGTAGTGACACAAACAGTTAATACAGGTAAAACTGTATCTGGTAATGTAGTATCTTACATATCTCAAGGTTCTAGTTCTAAAATACTTAAAGTTAATAACATTACATTTAATGACACAGGAACACCTGCTACAAACACAATGTTTGTACTATCATCAAATGCAAATGCTGGTAATATAGTTGGTGCAACTAGTAATGCAAACAGAGCTATTACAACTGCACCAGACCAATATGCAATGCCAAATGACCCACTTGCAGATAACAAAGACTTTGAAACTGCTGGAACTAACATAATAGACTTTAGTGAAAGTAATCCATTTGGAACACTATAAATATAGATATGCATAACAAAGTGAAAATATTTAAAGATTTATATCATACCTATTTTAACATATTAAATAATAGGAAATCGGAAGTGTATACTGATGAATATGGTAATTGGGGTTGTAGGTTTTGGGAAAACAACATCTGGCAGAAAGATGAAATATATAAAGGACATAGTGAATCATATGCAGAATCAGCTGCAGAAAACTATGTAGAAGGAATAAAGAATGTTAGGTAAATCACATTTCTATCATGAAGCAATCAAAAGAGCAGTATCAGTATTTGGTACTATGTTCAATGAGATTGATATCCAGAGAGATAATGCAGATGGAAGTACATCACAAAATGTCAGAGTTCCATTATC